CGCCGTTCAGCGACACGCCGCGATAGCCGATCGACCACCACCCCCGGTCCGTCCGCGTCACCCGCTGCAGCCCGCCGAGCGAGCGGCCGCCCGTCCGCGAGAACGGCACCGGATCGACCAGGATCGACGTTGGCTTGAGCGTCACGTATGGCCACAACAGAGGCTCGACCATCAGCGCCAGTCTCCCTGCTGCTCGCGGCGATGCTTCTCGACCCGCGGGACGACCTCGTCGCCGGCCCGCTTGACCGCCGCCGCCACGATGCGCGGCGAGGACCGCGCCACCACCCGGCCCGACTCGTCGCGCGCGGTGGCCCGCACCCATTCAGAGTCGGCCTCGACGTAGATATTGATGGCCGGCGCCACGCCCGAGGCCTCGACGCCGAGCCGCCCCTGGCGCGTCCGCCGCAGCGGCAGGATGCCCTCCGGCCCGGCCTCGCCCATCAGTCCCGTGCCGCGCCGCAGGTTGAACAGTGTAGGCCCCGTCACGATGCCGCCGGATGCAAACGGGACCACGTTGCCCCGATCGAACACGCCGCCCATGGCGACCACCGCGCCGGCCCCGCCGCTCGCGTTGACCGACGGCGAATGCCCGCCAAACCCGCCGCTGCCGGCCGCGCTGCTCGCACCCGCCTTGATGCCGGCGAAAATCAGATCCCACACCTGATCGACCGCGAGCTGCAGCAGCTTGTCGGCGATCTTGTTGAGGACGTTGAGCGCGGCATTGCCGAACGCCTCCCACAGCGTCTTGCCTTCAACCAGGCCGTTGCGCAGATCCTGGAAGAACCCGCGCGCGACGTCCTTGCCGAACTCGATCAAGTCCTTCCATTGCTCGAGCTTGCGCGCCGCCGCCGCCTGCGCCGTGGCCGACTCGCGGATCTTGATAATGTCTTCCGCCGTCAATTCGATGCCTTCGCGCTTGGCCCGGTTGATGGCCTCGATCTCGAGCCGATACGCCATCGCCGCTTCGGTCGACATGAAAAGCACGTCGATTTCAATTTGCTGCTGCTCGATGAACTCGCGGCCCTTTTTCAGAAAATCATCCATGAACTTCGCGCGCGCCAGTTGCGCGTCGGCTTTCGCCATCGCCGCCGCCCAGGCCTCGATTTCCGCGCGCAATTGCGGCGTCATCTTGAGCCCGGCATCCTGCGCCTTGTTGAGCAGGTCTTGCCGGTGCGTCATCAGCGCGGCCGCTTCCGCAGTCTGCCCGAGCGCCGCCGTTTCCGCCTGCTTTTGCGCGACGTATTGCGCCACGTCGTCTTTCAGCTTCTGGTATTTCTTGGCGAGATCCTCGCCCGCCTTCGCCGCCTTGTCGCCGACCGGCTGCTTGGCCCCCGGTCCCGGCGGCGGCGGCACGATGCTGGTATTCTGCAGGTTCTTGAGCCTTTGCGTGTCCTGGAACTGGATCATCTTGTCTTCCAGTTGCTTCAGGTTCTCCAAGTCCGTCTGTAATTGTGCCCGTGCCCCCACATTGCCTTTACTTGCCTCTACGAGCCGCCTCGAGTCGTCGACTATCTTTTTCTGATCGTCGATCTGCTTTTGCAGCGCCGTCATGCTGACAGCACTGACGGCTTGCGCCGCCGTCTTCGTCAGATGATAGATCGCGGCCAATTGATTGAAGATGATTCCAAGCGCCTTTATCAGCGTCTCGAGCACCGGGATCGCCACGTCGGCGCCGACCGTCGCGACAAACACCTTCCAGCGTTCGCCGGTCTCCACGAGCTTGTTGCCGAAATCGTTCCACGCCTTGATGACCGCCGGCGAGGCGATGGCGCCCATCTTCTCGGCTGTCGCGGCGACCTCCTGGTTGCCCCTGGCCCATTGCTCGAGAACCGTCCGCATTTTCGCGCCGGACTTGCCGAGCAGCTCCGTCATCAGCGCGGTACGCTCTGCCGTGTTGCCGACACTGAGCAGGCCGCGCGCCAATTCCGGCATTATGTCGGCCGGCTCGCGCAAGCGGCCGTTCACGTCGAGCAGCTTGACGCCCAGCTTATCGAACTTGGCGATCAGATCGTCGTTGCCCTCGTTCGCTGATTGCATCGACTTCTGCAGCGCGACGAACGACTGATCGACCTCCGCATTGGTCACGCCGGCCTGTGCCGCCGTCGCCCGATAGGCCTGCAGCATCGTGGTATTGAGCCCGACCTGCTCGGCCTGATCGGCGATCTTGCCGACGTCCATCGCTGCTTGCCAGGCCGCCTGCGCCACCGCGGCCGCGGACAGGGCGATGCCGAGCGGCCCGAGTACCTTTGTCAGCCCGGCAACCGCCGTCGTCGCCGCCTGCCCGACGACGCCGCCGCTTTGCGCCGTTCGCTGCGCCTGCAGCGCGGCCACCGACGCCATGATGGCGCGACCTTCGGCCGATGCGGCCGCCACGCCGGCCCGCCGCAACGCCGCGTGTTTCTCGCGCTCGCTACTATTGCGCGCAAGTTGCGCCCGCTCAAACTCGAGCGCCCGTATCTGCGTCTGCACTCGCCTAGAAAATTCCGCCGTGCTGTTGCCGGCCGTGACTGTCGCCTTGCCCCACTTTTCGGCGGCCCGCTCGGCGGCGCTCGCCGACTTCGTCAGCGATGCGAGATCGGTATTCGCCGCCTTGATCTGCGACGTATCGACGGAAAAGCCCAGGCTGGCGACGTCAGGCATTGGCCGCCCCCTTGTTCCGTCGCACGACGATCCGCTTGCCGGCGATCGAGCCCATCAGCGCCTTGACCGCCGCGCCGTTATCAAACGAGGCGATCGCCCGCACCCGCTGCCCGTCCGGCAGCACCAGCGGCGCCGGCGCCGCCGCCGCGTCCGGCCGCAGGAACGAATCGTCCAAGGCCTCAAGTATCTCGATTTCCCACGGCGCGAAGCGCGTCCGCGTCAGCCGGCAATAGGCGTCGATATCGTGCCAGGCGAGCGGCAGCGCGCCGCTGAAGCCGACGCCGCCGCGGCGCCGCAGCCGGACATAAGCGCGCCACAGATAGCCGAGCTCGGCGGGAAACGCCGGCAGCGCGAGCTCGCCCTCGAGCGCCGCCACTTCCGCCGCATCCCGTGCGCGCTCGAGGCGCCGCTCGAGCCGCTCGCGTTTCGATTTGCCGCCGTCGTCGACTTCGGCCAGCGCAAAATAGCGCCCGCCATACGCCATCAAGGCGTCGGCGAGCGCGCTGTAAAAGACCGTTCGTCGAGCAGGAATTGGTTGACCTGCTCATAGATGCCGCTGCCCGGATTGAGCAGCAGCGCGCGCGCGTTGTCCGGCGTGCAGGGAAACGGCTCGTCCTTGATCGTCATGCCGTCCGACCAGCGCAACAGCCGCCGCAGAATGTAGTCGACGCGGCGTTCCATCAGCGTGTCGGGCGTTTCCCCCGAGCCCTTCCACTTGCGCCCATTGATGCGCGCCCGTTCCTGCTCGTCGCTGAGATTCAGATAGTATTTTGTCTGCCGCTCGTCGGCCGCCACCGTCGCCGGATGACCAGGCCCGGCGAAAACCCAGATCCACCCCGACGGCGCGCCGAACTTGTTGCGCAAGTTTAGCTCAGCCTCGTTCTCGAGCTCGAAATCGGCGAGCGTCAGCCCGCCGTGACCGTTTGGCTTGTCGCTCATTGCGAATTGTCCCGCTTGTCCGGCGTGTCCGGAAAGAGGCCGCCAGCCCGGACGAACTGGCGGCCCCCTATCGTGGCGCGTTCGCTAGGATGCCAGCGCCTCGCTCGGCGCCCCGATCACTGGCGTATTGATGCCGATGTTAAACGTGCGCTTTGTGACGTCCGTGCCGGCGCCGGCGTTGACCTGGCGCGACATGACCATGCCGCCGTAGTAGTCGATCGAATCAGTGTACTGATCCGAGCGCGCGTCGGCATAAATCAGCTTGAAAGCGTAGTCGTAGTCTTCCTGCTCGGCCGCCTCGAGCGCCATCTGGCCGGGATCGAGCACGTCGCGGCCGCAGACCACGGTCTGCGTGCCGGCGTCGCGTACAGTCTTCATCTTGCGCACGCGCCGATCGGCGACCGACGAAAACGTCGCCGCTTCCGACGTGTCGCCGAGATCGCCCAGGCTTTCGACCTCGCGGACCTCCGTCCATTCGCCCGCCTCGATCGCCTCGTAGAACGCGAGCGCCGCCGCCGCATCCATGGCAACGACGTCGTCGACGTTGACCACCGGCCCGATATAGAACCGACAGCCGCTAGTAGTGGAAACCGCCATCGGTCTTACCTCCCCATGGCCCATGAAAAAGGCCCCGCGTTTGCGAGGCCCGAAACCCGATCAGCGTCGGGAATTGTCAGAGAGCTGGAGGCCGCCTAGGCGAAGGCCTCGTAATAGATCGACGTCGCCACGTTCCACGACGAGTCCTCGCGGACCGGCGTCGCCACGTCCGGCGCCGACTGCACTCGCACGCGGATGCCGTTGCGATGCATCTCGGCGTCGGCCGCGAACGCCGCCGCGACGATGTCGGCGATCTCCGTCGCCGGCTGCACGCCGCCATGCAACGGCGCCACGACCGTCACTTGCAGGATGCCTTGCCGCCAGTGTGGATCGTCGCCCGCCACATAGAGCCGCGTGTTGCGGTTCCTGAGATGATCGACGCGGATATAGGGCTGCGGCGGTGGCGAGAACGGACGGTTTGGCCAGGCGACCGGCGCCATCGTCGGCTGCGAATAGAGCGCATCGTCGTCGAACGGCGCGTCGTCGCTGTGCGGCGTGAGCTCGACGCCGCCCGTCGGCACGACCGCGGCCGCCAAATGCCAGAACAGGGCATATTCGATATCCGTCTCGACGCCCATTCAGCCGCCCCCGCGAATGCGATGGATCACGTCGGCGACGATGCCCTGCCAGCGTTGCGCCGGCAGCCGCACGAAGCCCGCCTTTTCCTCGACCTTGGCGGCATAGGGCGCACGATAGCCGAGATAGATCGTCTGCCCCGCTTCGGCCGTGCTCGTCACCTCGTAGATCTGCGCGTCGGCCTCCGGATATTTTTCGCGCGCCTTGAACTCGATGCGCGGCATGCGCGACGTCGAGGCCAGCATCGAATTGCGCAAATTGCCCGTCACCACCGGCATCGGCCCGCCGGCGCCGAGCGGTTCGCGCGATTCCTCGGCCAATGCCCAGGCCGCTTCGCGCGCCACCTCGAGCGCCGCCTCGCCTGAATTGGCGACCCAGGCCTCGACGGCGAGCGTGAACGATTTCGCGTCGCTGACTTTGCGGCGGTGGCGCCGCCTGACCGGCTTGCGCGCCATCAGGCGAGCGGCCGCGCAGCAGCGCCGGCGACAATGACGACGTAAGCCGCCGGCAGACCGGCCGCCGGCCGCGGCACGACCTGCTTGATCTCGTGCGCCGCGCCGTCGATGCCGATCAGATCGTCGAGCCGCGGCTCGACCGTGCCCGGCTTGACCACGACCATGATGTCGCTGCCGAAGACGCTGGTATTGTCGACATACTTTTCGCTGACGCCCTTGGCCACCGCGTCGAGCACATAGGTCGTCATCGTCGGCGCCCCCGGCTGCCATGGCACCTCGCCATATGCATAGTCGGTCCGCACCAGCACGATGGCGCCCTGGCTCCATTGCGTGAGCTTGAGCGCCACCCGGCCGCGCATGAAGGCATAGGAACTGTCAGGCATCACACGACCGGCAGCTTGAACGGCTCGAGAGCCATCTCGAGCGTGACCAGCAGGCCGGACGATCCGACGGCACCCTCGCCGCCCGCCCAGTTGTACGTGCCCGACCAGACGTCCGGCACCGCTTCCGCCCGCAGCGCCGGATCGCGTCCGCGCGCCAGGTACTGCATCCGCACCTGGTCGACCACCAGCGCCACGATATCGGCCGGCACCGGATCGGCATCGCCGCCGTAGGAGGCATCGAGCCCGAGCAGCCAGCCGGCCTCGTATTCCACGACGATCGGCCCCGATCCCGACCACGCCGCCGGCATTCCGCCGACGCGACGGCCGATCAGTCCGGAGCCGTAGTGCTGCCAATCCTCGTTTTCGACCAGCACCGCATCGCCGTCGGTAATGGATATGGACGCGATCGGCACGCGCCACGGCAGCATCAGGTTTTGCCGGCCGCACCAGTCGCTCGAGAACGTCGCGCGCAGGAGCTCGCGCCCGAACGTCGGCGGCAGGGTGCCGGCGCGCTGCAGGTTGCAGTAGGTCGCCGCCGCCGCCGATGCCGCGTCGAGCAGCAGCGCGACCTGCGTCTCGTCGAAGCCCTCGCCGCCCAGCATCGCCATGGCCACGTCGACCGAAACCAGCCGCCTTGCCGCCGCGTCGGCCGCCGGCACCACGACCTCGAACAGCGGCGGCACGGGATAGGGCGAACGGTAATAGCCCGGCGAGTAGGCCCATGCGTAGCTCATCGCAGCACCACCCGCGGCGGATCCGCCGGCGGCCGCGGATCGACCGTGCGCGCGTCGCGCCCGTGTTTGACGATCAGCAGCCAGTCGAGCGCCGTTCCTGGCCGCGCCTCAGTCTCGCGCAACGCCATCCACATGGAACCGCCCCACGTCACGCCGTCGCCGCGTCCATACTTGTCGCCCTGGCGCCACGTCCCCTTGTGAATGTCGGCCAGCGTCGGCTTTGCCAGCCGGAACTCCTTGACCTGCTCGCCGCGGCGGAACCGGAACACTGCCGCCATGGGTTCGTCGACGACCTCGAGATCGTCGAAGCCCAGGCCGTCGGCGCCGTCCTTGCCCGGCTCGCCGTCCTTGCCGACGACCGTGCCGATGTCGAGC